CAAAGAAACCTGGTGATACAATTGATTTAACAATTGATAGAGATGGTAACCAGATTCAAGTGACAGTTACTCTTACAGGCACACTAGAAACAACACAAGCCCAAAATAATAACCAACAAACTCTTCCTAAACAAGGCGAGCAAAACAACAATAAATAACAAATTTAAATACAGAGTATCCCCTACTCTGTATTTATTCTATTTCAATAGTTGACCAATTATTGACCATTGCATATTAAAACCCGCTATTTATGCGGGTTTTTTAAATATGGCGCAGGAACAGACTTCTATATTTAATGTTTTAATAATGTCAGAATATGCTGATATAGTGCTATTTTATTAGGTTTTTTGCTATTCGTCGCAGAGAATAATGTTTCTATAATGTGGCAAAATGCTATATAGTTTCCGTAAAATTTCCGTAAAAATTAACTTTAGGATAATGACATATAAAAAACAGCCTACCCTTATAAAAAGAGTAGGCTTTCAAATTACTTCAAATCTTCTTCAGCAGTCTCGTTAGGTTCTACTTCTGGTAGACCAGCTAGAGAAGTACCAATTGATAAAATCGCAGCTAATGCGGAAGTAGAGCAAACTAACTTCCAATCAACTGCACCGATTGTTGCAGTTGTTCCAATCGTCGCTACGAATGTTTGTGCTGCTGTTTTTAATGCTCTTTTTGCTGCTGCCTTTGCCCACTTTACCCAATAATTTTTGTCTTTCATTTATTATCCCTTCTTTCTTCAATTTGTCTAATTCTATCGCTTAGAAATGTTACGGATGTTTCTGTCTGTGCTAAACGATTTTCCAGAGACATAACGCGGTTGCTTACATCTCTGGTTGTAGCTTTTAAATCTGTTATGCCTTCTTTTACGTAGGTTATGTTAGCGTTCATCTTCCCTAACTCCTCGGCCAGTTCTTTTGCTTGGTCTTTATTGCCCTTGTGGATCGTAGAATTAACACTCCAGATTGTTACAACTAGACCAATTAGCGAAACTAAAAGACTAAGGTAAACAGGATTGATTCCTTCATGCATGAAACCACCTCCTGTTATAGTCCGTAGTAAATTCGGTCTACTGCACGTTGCACCGCATCTGGATCATACCCTGCTGCACGTAGAGCATTGATTCTATCCTGCCCATTGCCATAGTCACCACGGTAGACCGCCTCAGCAATAGCACTTAGATTATCCAGTGGTGCGTTTGAAACTGTATCACCTTGAAGAATCTCATTGACACGCTGTTGTACCGCTACATTGTCATATCCTGCTGCGGCTAACGCATTGATGCGGTCTTGGCCATTGCCGAACTCGCCAGCGATAACACGTCTAGCGACATCATCAAGGCTATATTCAGGAGCAGATTGAATACCACCATAGATTTCGTTGATTCTAGCTTGTACAGCATCGTACATTGAGCCTAGAGCTGAACGTCTTGCATCACCATTTCCAAACTCACCCGCAATTGCTCTAAGCGCTAAGTCTTCAACATCGCCACCAACTGGTTGAGTTGATTGTGGAGAACTAACTACACCACCTGCCATAGTTGCGCGAATGTCATTTTCGATAACGTGATTTACCTGCATAGCGTGAATCGTAGGACCTGGACAATTTGTAGCCACAAACATACAATGCTCTGTTAATGTTGCGGATGGAGTTCCATCATAATAAGGATAGATTCCATATCGATTGCAGATATCTGCGCATAGGCTAATCAAAGATGCATACGCCGCTTGACTGATTGGCCAATCGCCACCAGTCTCGCTATTTGCTACTTCAATAGTGATTGCGCGATCATCGTTTTCCCAGTTAGCGGATGTCCACGGATGATTTTCTTCATCGACATAACATGCGATTCGGCCATCTGATCCAATTCCATAGTTAGATGATGCTTGTCTATTTGGATTTAAAAAGACGTTCCCACACGTCTCGATTGAAAGATTACCAGCCATGTGATGGATAGTGATCTTTGATATTGAATTGTAGCGTGATCCTGAATGATTAGGACTCATGATTGTTGCATTGGTTAAAGCTGAATATCCCATTGTTCTATACCTCTCTTTCTGCTTTATTGTTACTTAACTCTTCTAACTGCTCTGTTGTTAAAGCCAAATCTTCATTCATGATTTACCCTCTTTTCTATCTAAAAAGGCGGCCGTATTGGTCGCCTTAATAGCAATATTTACTTTTCTTTGTAATAGTCCCAAGCAGAACCGAAGCCCGGTTCATTGCCTTTGTTATTGTCGATTTTTGAAACGAACACAATTCCTCTAGCGATTGCTAAATCACCCTTGTTATAGGTCTTCTTTTCATCCCATGGTTTGATTTCAACCTTTGGCTTGTCTTGATTGTTTTCTTGCTCTTTCAACAATTTGTAATGCTTTGTGTCCTTATCAGGAGTGTTACTTGCATCTGATGTAACTGCTTCGACAACTTCGTAAGGATTGCCATTGTACTTAAAGCGCTCTCCCTTTTGATATGGAAATTTATAGCCATTCCAATCAACCAAGAATTTCGCCCACTTGATAACGTCTTTGATTTCTGCGTTTTGCAACCCTAATGCGATAAATCTAGCGACCGCTTCTGTTTCCGCTTTCTGTTTTGCTAACTCAATAACAGATTGAGGCACTTCTGAATAGTTAAACTTGACTTCAACATTTTCCCCATCTGTCATTAGCACGTTAAATGATTGCAACTTCAAAAAACTATACTTGTAAATCTCAACAATGTTTTCTTTTCCATCAACGGTTTTCTTATCGTTGATAACTGCTTCGGACACGTTGTTTCCATCAAATATAGAAACTGTGTTAGGCAAGTCTTTTAATTTAATTGTCAGCGCAACGCTATATTCCGAAAACTGCGTTATATCTAATTTGTTTCCATCTTGTAATTTAATATACATATTTTTCCCTTTCTTACGCTGTTCTGCGCCAAATATTTACACAATAATATGGAGGAATACTACTGCCACCAGTTGTTTCACCATATACGGCTGCCGCGTATGCTAACGTATTATTTTTGTAATTTGCATTATTTGCATATCGCGTATTTGCGACTCTTGGATACTTAGTTGTATCCACCCCCTGTGATACAACTAAGCCAATTCCCGCTCCATTATCAACGGTCTGTCCTATCAATGCAGTCAATGTATTATTCTGCACATATGTAGAACCATGCGTGTGCGTTTTATTGCCCCCTACCATTCGCATTGTATAACCATCGCCAGAGCCAACAATGAATCTACCTTCAACTTTTGACCAAGAACCACCAATTTCAGTATTAGGATCAAAACTTCGGTTGTCATTGTAAATAACTGAACCGATTGGGTAGATTAAATCACGCATAAACTTATATAAATCACCCTGCTTATTTTTCAATTCTTTAAGTTGATTTAACTGCCCTAATTGTTGATTAACTTTATTTGTTAGTTCATTCGTTTTTTGATTGATAGTATCCGTGAGTGCTGTTGTAGCGGTAGAAATTTGATTAGTGTACTTGTCGTTTAATTTACTGTATGTTCCATCATCAGTTTTGACATAGTATTCGTAAGCTGCGAAGTTGCCATTAACATCAACTTGTGATTTTCCAAATTGCATGATTGGCTTCATGACAGACAGCGTTACATTTCTTGAGATAGATTGCCCAAAACTATCCAGCGCAGTTACTTTATATGTAAATGACTGATTAGGGTCAGCACCAATAATTGATCGTGTGTCATTCCATTTAATGCCATCGTGATTGGATACTAAGCCTGTACTGTTACCCCCACCAACAACTGACAATACAATTCTGTTTTGCACGTTGTTGATTGTGCCATTCCAGTAAATTCCACTTGATTTGAGTGTTGCATCATCTGTATCCCCATCACGCAATACCGATAAATTCTGAATAACTGGATAGTCATACATAATGTAATTGGTTGTTATCGAGATATTCTCTTCGTTATTTCTACTATCAGTAACAGTTATGCTAATAGAAATTCTGTCGCTATCGTTACTAATATTTTCAAAGATGTCATCAACCATATTAGTGCTGTATGTGCGTTTGACATTGCCATATGTAACTTTAATTGACTTTATGCTTGCATACTTCTTACCCTCTGCCACAATTGTCATTCGTTTGTGCGATAAGAAACGTACATAATCCTTAATGTTTCCTACAACATTTTTAAATGAGCCATTTTCTGTAATTTCATAACTCTTTATTTCAGGCTTATCATTTATTAAAAATGGCTTTTTTCTTTCGTCAGTACCAAGTTGCTTTGTATAACCTAATTCGTATGTTTCAAGCGAAAAGATTATTTCAAAAGCACCCTTATCAATATTTGCAGATTGTCTATATATCATTTCCCAATCCGCTTGTTCTAATTTGATAATTTGATTTTGTAAATATGGTCTAACAGTTTTGATTTTAGCACCATTAGATAATTTAATAACCGCCTGTTCGACATAGCCACTACTTTTAAAGACACATGAGTATTCACCTTTTTCATTGTCCATATTTGCAGAAATGATTTCGCTTAATCTCGGTATTGCTTCGCCATCAAAATAAGGTGCATATGCATTAAAGTCTGATGGAACATCATATAATGTATCTCCATCATTTGATTTCGCGCGCCAATGAATACCAATTCTCGCTTTTAACGTACCATCAGAATTGTGTTTTACTTTGAAACTTAAATAACCCTTAAAAGTGTTATTGTTGGATGAGTGTTGTTTTGGGATAAACTTTAATTCAACCGGAGTTCTATTTTCTGCGTTATCTTCCCATGTCCAATAGTATCCAATCTTTGCGCTGCTTTCTGAATAATAGTAGAAAACATTTTTTGGTAAAGAAACGGAAATTTGCATGTTGATTATTGATGTGTTATTCTCACGATTTACTTCCGCTTGCGCCCATTCTGTAGTGATTGAAAATCCATTTTTCTCAAAAAAACTTGTTTTCCATTGTTTTGAGTAAGTAAACACATCACTCGAGCTTATTTCTTGCCAACTTATTGTCATTCGTCCTCGCTACCCCCTAACCAGAATAGATTTGTGCAAGATACGCTCTTGCCCGTCAATTCATTCATACGCCCACGTTTGAATTTATGGGCGCATACTTGTACATTACCCTCTGCTCTTAGGTCATTTACACGTGCTTCTGTCGTGTTAATTTCAATCATCGTTTTATCATTAGTCACGATTTTATATGATTTTTCATCGAACACCTGTTCAGTTGTAGAACCCTCTGCGCCTTGAATGTGCATGCCATCAGGTAACAATTTAATCTGTTTTAACACAGATGTCTTACCATCAATCTCATTCGTTAACGATTGCGTGATACTGTCTTTTTCAATCGCGAGTTCTGCCTTAGTTGCATATGACTGTGATTGCGACTTGATGTTATTTATTTCTTCTTGTATACTAGAGGACTCTTCAACAATCGCTCTAATGCTTCCATCAAGTTGTTCTAGGCTTGTTTTAGTGGTTGATAGTACATCTGCTATACCATTTAACACATCATCTTTAAACGGCTCTGAAACTGCTTCGGTTAGGTCTGTATATACAGTTTTGTATCTTGACCATATCCATGTTCCGTCAGTTTTTTCTGGTCTAGTGATAGTCCAGCCTCCACCTGTTTGCTCTGTTTCGGATGTTGACAAATAGTATTCAGCATTTACTTGCTTAACGCCCTTTCCAGCCTTACCAGTAACGCTCGGTGAATAAACATCACTTGTTGTTCCATCACTGTACTTGTATGTCTGCTTAGTCCATACCGTCCATCCATCTGTCACAACTGGAACAGTTGTAGTCCATTCTCCTGTCGGAACTTCTGTTGCACTCTTACCTGCTTGATATGTAACTTTAGGTGTCCCAACGATGCCTCTACCATCTGCACCTTTTGTGCCTGTTAATTCAAATGGCTCGTGCCTAATTTCAGCATCACTCGCGGTAACATCTGCAAGCATGTACCATAAATGTTGTCCCTCAATTGTATAGGCTTTATCAGTACTCCAACCACCGTCATCCTTTGATGGCTTTTCGTTTGATGTAGTTTGTAGATAGTACTGCTTAGTTCCTTTGATGGATGTCTTGGTAGTGTTGGTTAAATCCATCAATGTTTCTGTTAATAATTTATTTCCAACATTGATTGTACTTGCGTTGATTGTGCCTGCAGTAATCATCGCTCCATTGATTTGACCATCTGCAGTTATTGCAGTTGTATATGGACCAGCATACCCATTAGAGCTAAATCCTAGCCCACCTTGGGACCATCTCCATACATTTCTTGCCTGTGTATAATCTGCATGATCAGAGATTACTAATTCCGACCAGTTTCCATTACCATCTGTCACTTTGGTAATATATCCGCTAAATCCACTAATGTTAGCAGTAGCGTGTTCTATTGCACTTTCTAATGCTGATTTGATAACCGGTTGGACAATTGCTTTTGTTGATTCTTTGATTGTATCAGCAAAGTTACTTCTAGCTTCTCCTAGTGTAACTTTATCGTACCTATCAGTAAGTACGTTGTATTCAGTCTTAATGACCTTAGCAGTAGCATTTACCCCAAGTTTATCGAAAATAACATGTACTGTATCACATAGACTTACTCTTTCAAGTGAGACTATGTTTTTATATTCCTCTGTTTGCCACAATTGAATAAACGATACATCAATTGTCACTTTTGGAATCCCTACGTTGTTATTTCTGATGTACTGACTAGCTCGATTATTTAATTGTCCTTTATCGGGTTTCTTATCATACTCTGTCGAGCAATCCAGCACATATACTCTCTCTTTTGGATAGTCTGCATGATTGCTTAAATATTGAATATCGCCTATCAATACCTCTTGCTTATCGTTCTCTTCTTTGCTCCAATATGCAATAACACCTGTATATACAGACTCAATAGACTCATCTTGCTTTAAATCGGTTAGATTCTTTCCATATCGGATTGTCACACCGTTATCATGTCCTCTATTTTGATGGACCTTAACAGTAAATCTATCAAATTCTAACTCTGCGCCATTGCCGAAAGAGTCCAAGATAGAACCTTTAGTGCCTGCTAATCTACTTCTAAATGTAGCAGGTATTTTTTGATTATATTTACCACTACCAGAGATGTCGGTCCAGACATCAAACGGATTAGAAATCATCGAGTTTGTTTTTAGACCATTTAGCGCAGATGCGCAATCTCCAGCTTTAAACGGTGCTACAGGAATACCGCCTAAATCGTAACTAATGTGTTGCGCATATATTCTTACTACACCATTCAATGGACGTGTTATTTTATAAATTCTAAACGGCTGTGATAGTTTCCCATCACTCGGAACCGCAAGAATAATGTTGTTATTCTTAATTTCTTCATAATGGATACCACCAAGTGGGTATTCCATCTCTAACTCATATGTTCCATTACGTTCTTCGATAGCAATACAAGAAATGGCATCAGCAAGTGTGCCAATGCCATTGTGATTGAATTGTTTTTCTGTTGATTCATATAAGATTGGTTTCATATCGTATACCACCGTGGTTTGATTTCAACTTTAGTAATGCCAGAGCCTAATGTAATGCCTGTTGTTGCGTTAGCAATCAATACAGGATCATTAATTAACTCAATATTACTATTTCTATTATCAGAGCCTTCATAAGCGTTAAGTGTTTCACAATCTAACTCTATATATTGTGTCCCTGCTTTCTTAACTTTGATTGTACTTGTTCCAATTTTGACTTCACCAGTTCCATAAATTTTTAGTACAGGTTTAGCTTCATAACTTGTAGGATTTTCAATACTCCCTGATGTAGTTAATGTTGCAATAGATTCTCCACTCTTCAGAAATTTCTGAGGCATACAGTCAAATATGATTTCAAAAGATGCACTCTGTCTATCCTTCTCTCCTACTTCAAATGCGCCGTTATATCGCGCCATTCTGTAGTATGTCGGGTTAATTGTATCTTCTAGTCTTTGGTATCCGTTAAACGTATTTAAATGCGCTCTCAGTTCATCAAGTTTAGACTTCATTTCTTTAGTCATATAGCATTGATAAGTTAACTGAAAGTTATTAAAAGTATTGCTATTGAGAGGTGTTAATGTTCCGCTTCTTCCAGCAATTTGTATCTCATTCAGAATACGTGATGCAGAGTCCCATCCATTACTATCGCTTATAAACGTAAAAAAGGAAGAGGACTCCCTTCCTGCATACGTGAATGTATTAGCCATTGAAAGCCATCTCCCTTCTTCTTTCCATATTAGCTAATTGTTCCTCAACAATTTCAGCCAATCTCTTAGCATCTCCATTGTATCCATTGATGTTGATCGTGACACCACCCATGTTTACAGTTCCTCTATTATTCCCCTTACTTGACATTAGATTACGCAAGTAATTTTCTGACATTATCACTTCTCGTGCTGTTTCACCACCACCAAGTAATGTATTGCCTCTAGCACCAAAGATAGTAGCTCCATCTAAGATACGTGGATTTTTAGTCGCTCTATCATACCAGTCCACGCTTAAATGAGGCACCTTCGGAGGTAATAATGAGAACTCACCGACTAAACTAAAGTGAGGCAAATTAATATGAGGTAAGCTCCAATTAAAGTTAAATATACCCTTTAACCAGTCTACAATAGGTGCTACAAATGATTTAATTCCACTAAATACACTTGAAAACGTACTCTTTATAGATTCTAACGGATTTTTAACAAAGTTAGCCATCGCATTTATCCCAGCACTGATACCATCTAATACAGGTTTAAGTACACCTGACCAAAGGCCACCAATGGCTGAAAACACAGTAGATACAATGCCCTTAATCGCTTCAAATGCAGTATGGAAGACTGGTTGTAATACCCCTGTCAGAAACGCACCAATCGCTGTGAAGACCGGTTTCAATATACCTTCCCAAATTGATTTAACTAGATTAAAAACAGACTGCACTACATTTCCTATTGATGTAAACGCAGTCTTAAAAATTGGCAATAATGTATTTGTTGCAAAATCACCAATTGCTTTTAATGTAGGCTGTAAAGTGTTGTTCCAAAACCCAACTATCGCATTAATAACACTTCCTACTACTTCCTGTATGTTCTTCCATGCTTCATTAACGAAGTTTCTGAAATCTTCATTATTTGTATACAAAAGTACTAAAGCCGCTATAACTGCGCCAATCGCCGCCACAATAGGGTGCGCCAGAAGAAAGCCTAAACCTTCTGACAGTTTCCCGATTGAACCTGTAATTCCTGAAATGATGGAAATAACAGGACCTGCTGCAGCTAAAACACCAACAGAAGCAAGAATAAACTGTTGCATACCAGGGTCTAATCCTTCCCACTTATCTATTAAACCGACAACGGTATCAATTAATGTGGCAATAACTTCATTTAAAGCAGGCATGACTGCTTCTGCAATTTTATATCCAAGTAACTGTATGTTATTCAATGCAATTTTAAAATTATCAGCAGGGTCTAAAGTTGCTGTATAAGTGTCTGCAACAGAGCCTAATGCATCTTGCAATGATACGCTAGAATCAACAAACATATCTGCAGATAGAGTGCCATTCTGGAAAGCCGCATACAACTGAGGACCAGCCTTTGCACCAAATATAGAAATTGCACCTTCTGTAGAAGATAGTGCTTTCGCAAAGGCATCTTGCATGCTGATTCCTTCAGCCATTGCGTTTGCTTGCACCTTTTTAAGACCAACCATAGCAGTCGATACATCAACACCAGATTTCTCTAAGTTACCAAGCAATGTAGCAGCACTAGCAGCATTTAGCCCCATTCCCTGCAATGCGGTAGCATTGGTGACAAGACCAGTTTCAAGTGTATCCATACTCACACCTGTGTCTTGTCCTACTTTATTCAATGTATCTAAAAAAGCGCCAGTATCATCCGCCGACAATCCGAATGCAGAAATTGCTTTCTGCACTTGATCTATCGACTGATTAACATCGACACCATTTATTTTTGCAAATTGTAAAAACCTATTTGATAGGTTATTTAATGTCCCGCCAGTTACCCCAAATCGTGTATTGACCTCTCCGACGGCTGTGCCAACATCTTTAAACGAAAACTCCGTACTAGTTGCTATTAGCTCAACAGAATCTTGCAAATCTTTTAACGCGCCACCTGTAGCTCCAGTTTTTTGGATGACTGTATCCATACCATCATCAACTTGTGACCAAGCGGCCATAGATGCAGTAGCAATGCCAGCAATAGGTACAGTTAATCCTTTTGTCATTGCATCACCTATTGGTTTCAACGAGTTGCTAATACCACTTAATTGTTTGCTAAAGGTGCTAGTAAACGCATTCCCTGATTGCTTTCCTGCGCTTTCTCCTGCCTTTGCTGTTTCTTTCCCCAACGTTTCAGAAATAGCATTTCCTATTCCCTCAGTAGTTGGTATGAGTCGCACATAGGCGCTCGCTAATTCGATTCCATCCGCCATTATGCACCTCCGTATCTAGACCTATTAAAGTCATCTTTTGACATATATGTTTTACAAGAATCTTTCTTTTTGCTCTTATCTTCTCTGTCCAGAACTAAATCAACTAGTCTTGTAGGTATTTCTTTTTTGTTATTCCCTACAAGCATGTACTCAATTTCAGATAAGCGATCGTGTATGCTTGGCAATAACAAGTAGTCAGGTATTTCTTGAATACCCTGCATCTTCTTATAAATTCTTGATTTCGCCCCTAAGCCGAATACAAGAACTGCCACCTTTGTTGGTGGAAGGTCCTTATAGTTAAAAAGGTGATAAGTCTCTGCTAAGTCGCAGGTCAACTCATCACCATATTTATTAACAATTTCGGCAAGGGCAATTAGTTTTTTCCGTTATTAATCGAAGACATGAAGCTCGATAATTCTTCACTCATCTTGGTAGCATGCACTATGCCATCATCTGATAGAGAACGTACATGCTCTTTGAAAGCATTATACCCATCATCACCAAGAAGAATCTTCACTGCTGAAATAAGAGCTGCGGTCTTGCCTTTATCTGCTTCTCCCCATAACTCTAAAAGTTCCCAGTTATCTAATGCACTGTCTTTAATCTCAATTTCAAAACCTGTTTTCGTCTTGCCTTTCATTTTTTATCTCCTACGCAGTTGGTGCTTGATAGTAATCGTATGATGTATTGCCATTTGCATCGAGCATAGCGCTAAGCGTTACATCATATCCGATTGCAGTATCTTTCTTGTATGCCAAGTCACCGAGTTCTGTAATCTTTGCGTTTGGCACAACGATACGAGATAGCGTTCCATCTAGCATTACTGTATCGATTACCCACGCGTTAGCAACTGGTTCTAAAGCGTTATGTTTAACTGTCATTGATGCTGTTGTTGTTCCATCTAACTTACCTGTTACGTTAGTATCACCATAAACAGCCTTCTGCACTAGATCGTTAAGTGTTTCAATCATCTTAAATTTGAAAGATTCACTATATTCTGTCTGAACAGTTGCTACTACTCCGCCACCCCATTCTTTGATGTTATTTGAACTTCTTGATTGTGAGCGTGTTACACCTTCCTCGGAAATGTATCCTACACCTTTAAATGCTGTATTTAACGCTGTTTTCGCATCTGTAGGTAGTACAGTTCCAAGAGGTGCATAATAAATAGCACCTGTTACCTTAGGGCTACTTGTTGATACATTTTTGGCTTTATTTGTATTTGCTTCTGCCATATTATTCCTCCATAAATTGTCTTGTTACAACAGAAAAAACCGCTTGATAGCGGTACTCTTTTGTTGCGATATTTGTAAAATTGTAATCATTAATAAGGCGTATAGATGACAGTCCTTTAACATCTGCGTAGACAATTATCTTTTTAATTTTCTCGTTTAATTGAGCCGCCTTCAATAATGATAGTGCGTGTGATTTGATTGCAATCGTTGATGTTGTAACCCAGTCTTTACTAGATGTTCCTGTTTTCTCAACGATTACATACTCCTCAGGAGCGTTTTTAGGTCGCTCCATATAGGCTTTAATACCCTTGCTATTTAGCAGTTTAATAATTTCTGATTCGACCATTATATCTACCCCTGTGTACTTTTTAAAAGCGTGTTGTTTTCTAGATTATCCTCTTTTGCCCTATCGCTAGCGGCTTTGACAAGAGCTGTAACACGCCCATCCTTTGATGAGTGCATTATTTTATACTCGTATCCTTCACCTGCTCTTGCCACCTGCCTACGTGCCAGTTCTTCGATATAGCCCTGTACAGCAGGACAACGAAGTAACTCACCTACGCCTTCTCTATTGATTTCTAGACGTTCTAAAATGGTGTTACTCATAGCGTTCTACGTAGTACTTATCATTCCAACGTAATGGAATCATCGTATCAATACCCTTTTGAGGTAATGAGAACACGTGCCAGCGATAACCATAAAACTCTACAATTGCATCAGTCCATACATGCGTATCCCCCTTAGGGATACCAAGTTGGTACTGTGCCTTTTTGCCATATAGATTAGTTACATCTAGATTTTCTTGCGAACCAACTGGAGCAACAAGAACATCATCAACTTCTATCGACTCTCCATCCGTGTAGATTGGTGCATTGAAAGCGTCTGCCCCAGTCTGAACTTTAGGAATGATTTTGACGATGATACCCTTAATGGATGCCATATAGGTCCACCATTCCAAAGCGCTGGCGTGTTAAGCCTAAACGCTTTAGGTCTTTCTTAAGGATAGACATTCCACCACCGGTATTAACATATGTTCCTGACCATGAATATCCTAGTGCTGATTGAGATTCTTGCGAAAGTGTACTAGCGTTATCGGATGATAACTGATCTAAATATCGAGAGATAATATCTACAACTACAGACTTCACTACGTTTGGCAATATTTCACCCTTAGCAATCATTTCATCCAGGTCTTTTTCAACCCTCTTAGCCTCTTGTCGTAGCGAATCTGAGACAACCGGAAGTAACGCTTCTACTTGCTCCTGTTCTGCATGTGATAGAGGTTTCCAAAGGCTATTTACATCATTTACGCTTGCTAGGTTTGTCATCCTTTACCACCTTCTTTTCTTTAGTGGATTTAGGAGACGGCTCTTCAACCGCCTCCCATACGTCACTAATTAAAACAGATGAAACATCAATCACACGTCCGTTTTTAATGTTCCTATACTGCATGATTAAGCCTTAGCAATCTTCTTGAAGGATGCAGTATCTAAGATTCCCCAACCGATATATGCTTCAGCACGTAATACAATCTGATTTGTACGCTTTAGGTCGCCCTGTCCATCTGGATCACCATACTCAATGATTTCACATGGTACATTCTCGGTATATCCCCACTTAAATGCGTTTTGGAAGTCACCTACAATAGCCAAGTCCTTAGATGTACCGAAGGATACTGTGTTGTTTACATCAGATGCCATTCCATAGAATGCTTCTGGATTCTGACCAAAACGGAACTCAGGATACTGTGCTACACCATTAACCTTAATCTTGGATAATGCCGCACTGAATGCTGGAGCCATTGCGATACCTGTTACTACTCCATCTTCGCCTGTGATAGCCTGTACAGCAGTATCAATATCTTCATCTTCCTTACCTGCAGTTGTTGTAACTGTAGCAATTGTAGCCATATCAAAGTTCTTAGCAGCTAAGCCAGATACAGCAGTCTTTGTAGCCGGATTAACACCGTGGAAAGCACTGATGTCTAAAGCACGTGCAATCTTGGCTGCAAAACCATCCGCAAATGCCTGTAAATATGGAAGTTGCTGTTCTTCTGACATATTTACAAATTCATCTGTTAAGCGATGTTGATAAACAAACTTAACAGGTGTGATTGTTACAGGCTTGAAACTAGCATCACCAGCAGGCTTATTTTCTCCTTCACCTACGATAGATGCTTCGCCGTCCATTGCGAATACCATCTGTGTATTGCCTGCAAATGGAATTGGTGTTTGATTTGATAACTTAGCAAGAGATGAATGTCCCTTAGCTTTTGAAAATACTTCTGATACTAATTCAGCTGGAAATAAGTTAGTTGATTTTGTAATTGTTGCCATAATTTTCTATTCTCCTCTTAGCGATTTCGCTAGTGCGCTGATTGCGCCATTCTTACCACTTGGTTTACTTTCTTGATCAGCAAGTGGTGCCACTGGTTTGTTTTTACCAATCAGTTTTACAAGAGATTCTGCATCTTTTCGAATATCATCTTCTGAGTCTCCGGATAATCTTGACGCCATTTCATACGGTAGTCCTGTCTCATGAGCAATTCGCGTTTTTACCGAGGCGGTCTCGTAGCTCTTGATCTTACTGTCTCTTTCTGTAATTTGGCGGTCGAAATCAGCGTACTTTTTAGCAGAAGATTCAGCTTCTTTTGTCAATGAAGCAATCTGCTTGTCATAATCTCCCTTAATCTTGGAAAGATCGTCAGGGCTTGTGTATTCTTCGTATTTTTTTGCTAGCGTTTCACGCTCTCTCCCTAGTCTATCCTTGATTAAATTGTCTAACTGTTCCTGTGTTGTGATTGGTGTAAAATCTGCCATTTTATTAAGTCTCCTTTTCTCCTCTTCAATCCGTGAGGTATACGTAAGTGATGCATATCTAAAAAGACGACCATTCATAGTCGTCTTAGTAGAATACTTTTTGTTTTCTGCGTTCTTTAGTTTTCTTACATGACCAGAATGCAAAAATCATTGATTCCATTAGAGATACATCCACTGTATCCTTAATGGACTTAAAACCAAAACCGCCGTTGCTCCCAATCGCACGGCGCTGCACATTTGAAACTGATTGAGTTAGTGATGGTTGCCCTTTGTGACATATAAGTTTTTGATCTAGGCACTGTTGGAAAAGTGCGTTAGCTTCAATGACTTCTGAAACCTTAGGGAAGATTGGCTCCTTCTTAATTCCAGCCTCTTTCATTGCGTCCGCAAGTAGCTGCTGACCACTTGCCCCATCTATTACTACGTTTTGTAGTTCTGCTTGCTTTAAGAAACGAGCCAACCATCCTAAGCCGTTGCGCTGCGGTTGGCAGTCTATGCTCTCAACAAAGATTAAATCATTTGTCGTTTTAACCGCAATACTTAATGCCACATTCTTGCCATCTGCACCAAAGCGGATACCTGCATATAGTTTTCCTTTGAACTTAGGAAGCTTATTGACAAGTAATTCCTTCCATTGTGATTCGCTAATATCTGATTTCAGATTTAACTTGGTCCAGTATCCTAAACGCTGAATGTTGAAGTCTAATTCATCTTCCCCAATTTCATCACGTATCTTGCGTTCTGTTAGAATCGTCCCTAATGATGGATTGGTTTCATACCATGCCTCTACATCATTTACATCTGTCATGCTTTCGACTGACCATTCAGCCCAGCCTGTATTGCTGGTCTTACCTGCCAATGTATTCTCACGCATATGTGTGAATACTGTACCAGAGGATACCATTGTAGGCGGTGTTCCGCAGAATATCGTCTGTGGATTTGGAGATGAAGAAACAACGTACTTCAATGTAGTTTCTTGATCGTTCTGATATTCCTGTGCCTCGTCAATGATGAGTAGATCATATCCTTCACCAAGTCCACCTTTAGATGTTCTTGTTCTGAACGATGCAAGTCCACCACCTTCTATCATCTCGATTTTTTCCAAGCCATATTGACGAGTTACTATGAAATCTTCTTTTTCTTTGTATCCAGCTTTGGCCATAATGTCATATAGACGGCTAAAGGCTGAACTAGACGTTGGCGTTCTGTGCGCTGTATGTAGGATACGTTCCCCTTTAATTAAGCCATAAATCTCTCGTATGGTAATAACTTCGTTCTTACCATTTCTTCGTGATACAGCATATCCAAACTTTGAATGTACCCACAGTTCTTCATCATCATAGGAAAGTAAGTCATATATTAATAACTTCTGCCAGTCCTGCGCTTTACGTTTTGATTTCTCATATAGTTTAATTGCTTCTTCTCCATACGTTTTGTCGTATGGCAATATAACGGATTGAGTTGGTGTTTGGCGACCTAATCTCTTAGTGTCTGCCATAACTCCTCCTATCCGTTCTTATTTCTTGGCGGTCCAGTTGCCTGTAATTTACTCATTTAAACCTCCGTAAAATAAAAACACCGCAATTATGCGATGTCTTATTCCATACCTGCTAATCTATACTGCTCATGAATCCATTCGCCTTCTTTTTTGAAAGCATCTATTGCCTCTTGCGGCGCATCTTCTTTAAGTTTGCAGTTAATCATATATGGGCCGTAAATTTCTTCAAGTTTTTTTATCTCTTCAGGAAAAATTAAAACCATTTTATCACCTCTTCAAAACCATCAAAGTATTGTATTCTGTTTCCACTTCGTCAAAAATTCCATGTGAATACATCCTTTTTGCATATTTACTGATTTCACCTACATTTTCATCTGTAATCCCTAACGTGTCAAGTTTTTTCTTACATTCAACACGTAAATCATCAATATAATTGTGATAGTTTTCCGACGTGATTTTACCATGTTTTTTTTCGTACTCTTGTGCTTGCTTGCAATGGTACATTTCATGAAACGGTGTCGAATATGGGTCTTTTTCAGCAGCATGCCCCTCTTGCAATAGAACTAATTTCTTTTTATCACCAACAACTGGTGTATAGGAAATTATATTATTTGCCGCATCATACCGTGCAATAGCATGGTTAATTTCTGCTGAATCCGTGATTAGAATAGTAGGTTTATTATTTACATCAATATCGATTTTCTTTATAGCAGTTTCCGTTACCTTGCTGATATTATGCAGAGCTTTAGGTTTAATCATGGCTTTATCAGAAATATACACATTGTCATAACCGTCTACTTTTTTTGCATTAATCTCCGCCCCACTTAACGTATTGAAGATGGCTCCATTCCCGCGGATTACAGGTTTATAATTTTGTACAAATGATTCATTTGATCGTATCCGTTTTTCTCTTTCTTTATCTTCACGTAAGTTTATCCACCGATTAGTTTCCCAATCGCCTTTACCCTGTATAGCAACTCCTCTTTTTGTTGCATACGTTATGATGCAACCGCAACCCGGATGACGTTCAAACATGCCCATTTCATAAGCTTCATCATATGGGACATCTATTCCGCATCGTTCTAGACACCAGTGACAGACGTCGCCGCCGCCTTTATCAGTAGTATGTACGCCAACATCGTCATATTCACGAGAAACTAAAACGTTAATGCCAGATTCATCCATGAATTTGATACTTCGTCTACCTATTTCATCTACATAGTTTTGAGAAGCTGAAATAAAAGTATTTTCCATAACATTGAGTGCTTCATCTACATCATCATAGCTCTCAAGCTTAGAAGAAATATCTTCTGCGTATGTATTATCATATGAAACTGTAGCAGGTTTTAAATTAACATTTGCAGTTTCGTAAATAACATTTTGTGCCTGTGACGCTATAGTCATTACATCTTGATAATTTGCTTCCAAAATAGGATTTAGAATCTCTTGCGTAATAGTTAAATCACCATTACTGACTTGTGCTATTGCTTTTTTTGCTAACTGTCCCGAGCGTTCACTATATTTTTGAGCAGCTTCATAACTTGCTTTGCCGCTCTCAATCGATTTTCTAAGACGTATAAGTTCAGTATCGTTCTCAATCAACCGTAAATATACTGCCGTTGCTTTCTGAACAATATCGTTCATTAGAAGTTATCCCCATCTATGCCAAGAATATCTCTCATACTATCGTTGCCGATATATCCAGGCACTGCTTGATTTACTTTTAGTGCAGCATCACCAAGTGCAGCAATCCCAGAAGCATCAGGCGCATAGATTGGTTCCCACAATGGTTTTGTTTCATACACTTGATTTCTTGCGTATGGGTACTTATCACGAACACACGCTGCTAAATATCCAGCATTAAGAAAACCAGTCCCAAATGATCGCTGTACCTTCTCTGCAATAGATTTTAAATTTTCATGTGACGCTCTAATCGCTTCATAGCTGGTTGGATTAGAAGATGCGATACCTAGATCATCAAGTGTTAAACCTGTTTCCACAGTAAATAAAGCCGCATACTCTTTAATTTCTTCAACGTATGGAGTCAATTGTGCTTGTGAGAACTGTCCTAATGTAGGATTGCTACCCTCTTCACTCCTATTGATTTGTAAAAAGTCTGTGAGTGATGCTTTTCCTGTTTCGTTAATTGGCTCAGCATCTGGGTCCATACCAATTAAGTATTTTTGCGGGAATGAATTAACCTCAGAACATATAGCCATATTCATTAACACATCTTTAGCGTTGTTCTGATGGCTTATACATGCTCGACTAATACGTGAATGTCCGAATGGTCTTTTGGCATCTGGACGGTTGATAATCGGCACTAAAAGAGGATAAGGGGCAACGTTATCTACAGAGTATGGTTGTAGTCCCTTTTCATAAATGACTGTCTTTCCCGAAATAAACCATGCTTCTATTAGTGGATTGTCGTTTTCATCACGTTTTAGCACTGCATATCCTTCGACAAGCATGCCTGTGATAGGGTCCATGATTCCTGTAGCATTACCACCATCGATAACTTGTAATCGTGGAAATCCTGTTTCATCTTCTGTGATGTAAATGAAGTTACATGACGTAATCAGTGCACCCAGAATAGCAGAATCGAATAAAACGTCACTGTTATTCATGGCATAGATTTGCTCCATATTGAAATTATCGTTCTTGAAACCTCTGAATCTCAATCTGTCAGCTAGTGCATCAACAGCTTTAGTACACCATCCTAAAGTGAAGTTAAATTTGTTCTGAAGTGCAGTAGGAACCATAACGTTACGTGGCTTATGATTGTCTTTCATTTCGTAGTACTTATAACGTGTATCAACTCTGGTTCTCTTAGTAGCTAGTTTGTTTCTTAAGTATCCTATTCCTTTGTAATTTGTCATCATGTATCCTCCATAAAAAAAGTGACTATTTTACTAGTCACTTGTGAAAAAAATGGTATTTCAGCGAGAAATATTCGCAGTAACGGGCGTGTGTTGCGAAATGCATGGGTGTAGGGGGTACTCCCCCCCCTATGCTTTGTACGCTTTCCAGTCCATTGACTGTGGCAAAACCCTGTTATCTATGCTCTTATCCGCTATGTATTTCTTGTTGATTACTTTGTCTGCTTTTCCTCTGTTGCACGATAGATGTGCTAGTTGTAGGTTCTGTAAATCTGATGGATGCCCACCTTTTGATATGGGTATGATGTGGTCTACCGTCGGACTCATCGGATCAGGAAACTTCAGTGAGAAGTCTACAGGCTTTCCACATATATCACAGATTGTTTGTGTTGCGTATATCGTCTTTTTATTCTTGTCAAACGCAGCTCTGAATGTTCCGTCTTTGTCTGGCCTATTTCTTGCGTATTTACCCTGTCCCATTTTTATCCCTTTCTCTTGTCTTATGCACATTGGAAACTATCAGCCGGAAAGCTAGTACATGGAAAGATTAAACACAAAAGGAGTACTTATATGAATAGTTTTAGGGTAATTTCAAATGTTAAGCTGATAGCTTCGAATGTATGTACGAAAAAACCACAAGCATTTGCTCATGGTTTTTGCCTATTGCCATTATACCATCAAATTAGCGTGGCGATTTCCACAAATCACCATTTATCCAAAATTTGACATATTTTTTTATAAACATACCCATGAGATGTATATAAGATTTTTGCTATCGTCACATAATCGAAACCATTTTCGTATCTTAGGCGCAGCATTTCTATTTCGCTATCGTCTAACTTTTGAAAGAATGTAGCATAGTCCTTATATTCTCTTTCGTATCTATCGTACTCTTTGCGTGTTTCTTCTTCTTCAGCAGATAGTGCTATTAGGTTATCGTGGAATATCCTTGTGCCGCTTTGGTACTTCGCTTCTTCAGTTGATTTGATTGTAGGCGATTTTAGCGTGTTTCCTGATAGCGTGATGGCTAGTTCTTCCAATCTATCGCCTAATTGCATGATCATTGCGATAGTGTGCCTGAAACCTTTCATTTTGCCATCTGTATATTGAAATTTTTCTTTTGTAATCATATAGGCTTCCTATTCTTCCCCCAAATCTGCAAGCATGATTTTTCTTGCTTCGATTTCGTCTGCGATTACTTCGTGTATTCGGTTCTCAAAAAATAATGGAATTTCGCGTGCTTCACTAAACCACCCACTTCTGTACTCTTTATATTTCCCAGATAATATGTGTTTTACAAGCAATCTAATTCCACGGCTTCTCATTATTTCTAATTCGTCTATTTCTTTCTGCAATTGAATTACTTCTCTTACTTGTTCAGGTGTCATTCTTCGCTCCGTTCTATATTTTTAAAACAATTTATTTTCAGGCAAATAATTCATCCACAGAACTTCTGTTCTTTTATTAGATGATTCTGCTAGAGTATCTTTTGTTTCTTTGTGCCAATTTTTCAGGACTGAATTGTACATATCGTTTTCGTATCCTGAAATCATAATTTTTGCAGGATGATTAACAATTTCCCTCAACAATTGCAGATGTTGATCATCCGTCATTTCATGATGGTACATATTACCTTTTCGCGTACTAAACAGATAAGGCGGATCTAAATAGATAAACACATCCGATGTATCATATCTTCTTATCAATTCCAGTGCGTCAAGGTGTTCTATCTGCACACCTTTTAAACGTTCATATGCAGCTTGTAAAATATCCGGATAATTGCTCCAACTTTTTGCTGGGTTTGGAGATGTTCCACATTGACCACTTCTAAATCCATTTTTGTATCTGTTCCCAGCTCCGATTGACATATAACACTTAACTGTAAATCTTCTAGCCCTTTCAACATTGTCTATCCCTTCAGCATTGCTCCATGCGTATTCATATTCATCTCTGCTATATGCTGTGAGCTCAATTGCTTTAATCAATCTATCTGGATTATCACGCAGTGTTTTGAAAAAATTGAATACATCTCCATTCAAATCGTTTATTGTTTCAATATGCGCCTTATGTTTCTTATTGAAGAAAATGGCTCCACCACCAAAGAATGGTTCTAGATACACCTTGTGTTCAGGAATGAAACTGCATATCCAGTCAGCAATTCTGTTTTTTGCTCCAGGATATTTGATTACAACGCTCATCATTCACTCCGTTCTATTTGTGATTTACTTACTATCTTCATAAAATCTTCGTAGCTATAATCTTGAAGATATGTTTTCAAAATGTTGTATTGATTGATGTTTGCTTCGATTTGCACTTGATAATTGTGTTCTGCAATATGAAGCATATCTATCAATTCATCTTTTGACTTTCGCTTTAGTGCTGTATCACTCGGAAAAACTGTTCCTAAGCACCCTAACTTTTTAGGCATTTGGATCACCCCACATTCTCTTAAATGCCAACTTAGAACCATACTCGAAATTGAATTTATCTTCTTTCGAACACTTTGCATTTCCATGTCTAACACACTCTCCATCAGCGAAGTATGCGGCTGTGATGCGTCGTCCTTTTTTAATGATTCTGATTTCTTCTTCATCTGCAGCATAGTCACCAGTTAATGACTTATATAAATTGCTAAATGCTTTTTGTAGATTATTAATTTCTTCTGCTAGATTAGCCATTTGCTATTTTTCTCCTTCCTTTTGCATCTTCTGCAATCTTTCTAAAAGTTCCTTTGAAGCTGGCGTGCCTTCTGGCAATGTTCCTGCTTCTTGTTGTCGGATGTATTCCGGCATTGTAATCTTCACAGATGATTTTGATTGACGAGTATCTTCTCGTTCTGCACGTGCAATCCACGAATTAATAAAGCGCATGATTCCATTCTTCGTCTTTCGCTTCGTCGGATTAGTTTTAAGCCACTGGCTCATCTTCATAATCTGATCGCGTACATCAACACCAGGATATGC